AATCGGTATAAACGGCGCGCAGTTTGTCAAAGTCGCACTCTGTCGGCGTTAATGGTACGAAGCGCGTAGCGCCTGCTACGATTAAGCGCGGCGCATTGTTAATAACTTTCATAGCCGTTCCCCCTTTTTATGAGCTTATACGCCGTATGCGGTCGCAAAGCAAGTCGGTACGTTTACGGTTACGCCTAAAGTACGGGCTACGCAAGGAATCACAAATTCCAGGTTACGCGGCTGTACGGGGAGCTGGTCGAAACGTACGGGATTCTCGAAGCGAATGTATTCCTCACGGAAAACGCCTGCTACTACCATATCGGTAGAGCCTGCGCCTGCTCCTGCCAATTCGCCGACTTTGAGCCAACGAGTTACAGACGGGTGAGCGCCGCGCAAAAACTCCAGAATGGTACGGTCGCTATACTGCGATTTCGGGGTAGATTCGAGCAAATCGTACACAGCAGGAGCCATACATACAGTATCAGCCATTTCTACGCCGTTGGTAGCGGTAGAAATTTCGTTAATAATACTGTTCATGTCTCTAATAATCTGGTCGGCGGTCTTTGTGCTGAACAGCTTGGAAGAGCCGGTTCCGTCTGCAGGAATGGTAACGCTTGTAATATTGGCGTTTCCTAAAAAGCCGGTAATACCGTGAGCAGAATCGCCAAACCATGCTACGCGATTCAGCTTAATATCAACGCCACGACGAGCGGCGAGCGCTTTCCATGCGGCGAGATTTACGTTTGCCATTCTCGCGTTCAAAATTTCGTTGTAGTTATAGCCGTAAGAATCGCCTACGGTATACACTTTGGCGGCGATAGTATCTGCCAGAGCGTCAGCGCGCGGTAAATCGTCGGCGTAATTGCTTACGATTTCAGCCATGCCCACAGTATCGTACACTAACTGCAAAGCGGTTTCAGCGCCTGCCGGTACGTCGGTAGCCTGCGGAAATACTCTAAACGCGTTAAGCGGCTGTTTCTGTACTTCGAGAGCGCGGCTACGCAGATAAGTCAGCTCCTGCGCGATAAACATAGAATCATCTTCGTTAAATTTGCCTGCGGAGCTATCCATAATCAGTTTAGCTTCGGCGGCGTCGGCTTTCATTACTTTTCTTGCCATTGTCTAATACCCCCTATTACAAACGTACGCGCACTACGGCTAACTCGTCAGCGCCTGCGCTGGTCATATAAGTCATTCCTGCTACGGCTGTGCCGGTATTGTCGGTAAAGTTTCCGTTGGCGTCGATATATACTTTACTGCCTGCGGTAACAGCGGCGGCTACTTTTACGTAAACGTCGCCGAAAGAGCAAACGGGTACAGCATAACCAACGGGATAATACGGAGTTTCGTTGATTTTATGCGTATGTACGCTAATTCCAATAACTGCGTCGGCGTCGTCAGCCAGCGCAACGGTCAGCGGGTCAGTACCACGTTTAACGGGTACGCCTGCTTCAATGCCTGCCGCGGCGGCGTAGGAATCAATAACATCTACAGTGGAATCGGCTTTCATGCCTGCATAACCGGGCGCCTGCTCTGCGCTCCAAAAAGTAAACGGTACACTCTGTGCCATTATTCGTTACCTCCTAAAAAATAATTGCGTTCTGCTTCGAGCAGCTTCGCTTTCAAATCTTCAATAGAATCCTCTTTGTTTTCAGCCGGTTTCTGATTCAGCTTTTCGCGCTGTTCAGCCATTTTATCGGCTTTTTCGACTTTTACGGCTTTGCTCATGTCAAACAGAGCTTCGACGTAGTCGGCGCTTTTGCCGTCAAGCTTCATATCGGGGTAAGCTTTGGCAATAACGGCGCGTTTAATTTCGTCGTTGCTCATGCCGTCGGCGTTTTCTACGCCTTTTTCTTTTGCGATTTCGCGCAATTCGATAGCCGTTTTAACTGCTTCTGCAAAGTCAGCTTTAAAAGCTTTTTCTGCTTCGACAGCGTCGGCTTTCAGCTTTTCAACTTCTGCGGCGGCTACGTCATATTTAGCCTGCAATTCGTCAAAAGCTTTTTTGTCAGCGTCGGCTTTTTCTTTCATAGCGTCAAAAGCCAGCTTGACTTCCGGCGCGGCGTCATATTCCAAGCCGCTGTCAAGTTTAATTTTTTCCATTTTGTCCTCACTTTCATAAATATATTGCTCACCGTCTAAATTTAGACGGGCTACGCCTGCCCTACCACGCGGCACTATAGCCAAATGGTTATAGCGTATATTACGCTGTACCGCGTCGTAATGCTCGCCCTCTGGCGTTACGCCCGGAGTTTCGTCTAACTCGGTCGTATAGCCGCAGGAAAGCTCTCTATCAGCCGTATCTAAACTGTAAATAACAACGTCGGCTCGAATGGTGTTACCGTCTTTACGCGCGTTGCTTAATACAGTACCGACGGCTTGCGCGTTACCGATATTGTCGGCTGTTACTCTGCCATGATGTAATACCGTTACCGGCTTGCCGCGAATCGACTTTAAAGACGCTTCGTCAAAAGCTTCTTCTGGCGGTCTGTATTCGTGGCGTTCTGTGCCGTCAGCGTTTCTATATATTAAAATTCCCGTACGCCCTATAACGGGGCTGTCCATAATAAAGCCCTCGTCGGTCTGTACGGCTTGAATACTTACAGTATCGTATCTCTGCATATGTTCACCCCCTTTCGTATGGTGATTCTATGTAAAAACACTCTACGCGACGTAAGCGTAAGTATTAGCTTCTGGCTCTACGCCGATTTCTGCCGTATCAAAGACGGGGTCAGCTACACAGCGGCAACGTATCGCCTCGCCTGGGTGTCCGTCGCTCGGCGGCTCGTTCCATGAAAAGATTTCGCCTTGTCTTTCTCTGTGCGTCGGTCTTACTCTGCTGTCCTGCATGGTTTCCCAGCGATAATGCGTTATACCGGCGCGCTGTTGCTCATACCGCATTAGCCGCCCGTTAAGCTTGCCGACTTGGTCGGACGCGATTAAAACGGCTCTGTTACGCTCTATACGCGCTTGATTCTCGATATAATCTGTTAGCGCCGTCTTTAGCGATTCGTCGCCAGCCGTAGCTACAATGCGCTGTGACAGCTCCCAACGTAATTTCCGTAGCGTTTCTGCTTCGATACTCGAAATTAAATCTAAATTTTCGCGTACCCACATATTTTCTATCTGTGACAATATGCGTTGCTGTTTTACGGCGGTATCGACGTCTTTAAACGCTAACGGTCTTCCGAATACGCTTTTTGTAACGGCTTTAAACTGCGCTTCGTTATGCAGTTTCACTTTTTTATACATAGCCGTAACGTATTTTTTAGATTTACGCGCCAATAAAAGAAGCGCCGCGAGCTTTTCCATAAAGTCGTCGAGCGCTTCGTTATCGTCGTCTGCGTCGCTGTGCAGATTATGTTTTTTTATTAGTCTTACCATAGCAGGAACGCGGCTTTTAATGATATCGAACATATCATTTACACAGCTTACTATTTCTTTGCTGTATTGCCGCTCTAACGCCATTGGATAGCGTATTTTCTTTTTGGCTACTATCTGCGTCATTATTCGTTACCGTTACGCTGTAAAGCGGCGTCTAAACTTCTGTCGAGCTTATAGCTTTTATCATCAGCCAGCGTATCTCGAGCTTCGATACCGTCGACTACTTGCGCGTCGATAAGCTCTACCAGCGCGTCGGCTCTCGCTTTCTGCGCCTGCGAGCGTTTTAACTCGATTTCGGCTTTGTCTTTTTTGCTCGTTTCTAATAGGCTTTCAAATTCGATACTCCAAACCGGCGGCAGATTAATTTTATAATCGCGGCAATAACCTAACATATCGACAAATTTAACGAGCCGCGGCTTTACTTCGATATCCTGCTTGCGTTCTATCATGCTGACGTAATTGGTTTCGTCGCTTTCGCCGGTGCTGTTCATGCCGTCTGGGCTTCTGCCAAACAGCCGCGTAGCTGGTATTCCCGTATCTGCACAAAGCGCGGTCTCGAATTTTTCGATTATGTCTTTAATGCCTGCCAACGACAGCCCTTTACGGTCGTATTCGTCCGTACCGTCAATGGCTATTGTATTCATCAAATGCCGCGACATATCGAGCAAATGCAAACGGCGCTGTATGGCTTCGTCGCCGCCGTCCATTGCTAATATTTCGGTCATACCGTCGAGCTTTAATATATCTTCACTCAAACGACAAAGCGCTTGTATAGCCATTTCCAACGCGTTGCCGTATCTAAATACGTCGTCTTTGATAGATTCATACTTTTTCGCGCCCCAGCCTTGCCGTATGTTTCGCTGAATCATTGGTAGCCTGCCGCCGTTAAACCGTAAAACGCGGCTTTCGTGTACCCAAAACGGGTTACTTCCGTAATTATTGATTTGGTATAATCTGTCGTTCATAAACTCTGGCGCGGTCGCGTCGGTATACTGCTCCGTACCCGTTACACATACGCGGTCAAACACTTTTAACGCTTCGATACTGCGTAACGTATTGTAGTTTAACGGCTCCTCTAACGCGTTGCCGTCGTTTGCCATTACGACGATTAGGCTACCACCAAATAAATCACTCCAGGCGAGCGCTTCGCTGAAATTCTTTTCTACTTCTAAATCTTCGCAAATGCTCTTTATAGCGCGGTTTGCTTCGCTTTCGTCGCCCTCGAATTTAATTTTAAATCCTTTTCTAACGGCGTCGTTTGCCGGTATATCAATAATGTTTTTTGCGATACCGTTATAGGCATAAAGACAGCTACATTGCTCGTCGTTAACAAAATTGATACCCTGCGCGTAATGTGCGAAAGGGTCTGTTTGTTTGAAGCCTTGCCCAAACATAGCATTGTAGTAGCCGTCAAGTCGTGTTTTAGTCATTTATAAACGCTCCAATCTTTAATACTGCCTATGATATCCTCACAAACGCCCGTTAACGCGTCCTCTGCGTCGTCGTGCGCGTTTTTGCCTTGCCTTTGGTACTCGCTTAAATGCTTGTAAACGTCGTACCAGCGTAGCTCCCAGCCGACGGGAAAATAAACGTGATTCATAATCCACGTTGCGTTAGAAAGTATGCGGCTAATTTTGTTTTGCCGTTGCGTAAACCATTGAATAACAGTTTTGTTCGTTTTGTAGCTTTCGCGTAGTATTCTT